CGCAAGATGATGCGCTCGAACTCAAGGCACAGACCGGCGAGAATTACGACATCATTCACCAAGCGCGAGTATGGACGACCCAGACGTTCCATGAAGCGCACATGCTTTCGCTCGATATTCCACACATTGGGCGCGATTGAGATCAACCGGGGAGGCTTTGGCCTCCCCACCTACCTTCAGGGAAAACAATCATGAGCAAGACGTACAACGGCTGGACAAATTACGCGACGTGGCGGGTAAATTTGGAACTCTTCCAAGATTATGATTCTGAGGATTGGGCTGAAGTTGATCAGAGCGATCTTGCAGAAATCTTAAAAGAACGCGCAAACGATATGCTCGATAATCAAGCAACTGGATACGCTCTTGATTACGCGAGAGCATTTTTAGAAGACGTTAACTGGTACGAGATTGCAGTATCCGTACTCGATTTGGAGCATTAGAAATGGCAATCAACATTAAACACACTGGCGGCCTTTCAACCAATGGCGTTAAGCTGTTGGTCTATGGGCAGGCTGGCGCTGGCAAAACATCGCTGATTCAGACGCTGCCGACGCCAATCGTTCTCAGCGCCGAGGCTGGCCTGTTGTCGCTGCAAAGCGCCAACCTGCCTTACATCGAGATCGTCGACATGGATTCGCTTCGCGAAGCCTATGAGTTTTTGATCGGACCAGACGGCGAGAAATTTGAAAGCGTGGCGCTCGATAGCATCAGCGAGATCGCCGAAGTCTGCCTGATCCACGAAAAGAAAATCGCCAAAGACCCGCGTCAAGCATACGGCGCCATGCAAGAACAGATGGGCGAGATTATTAGATTGTTTCGCGATCTTCCAGCCAAGCACGTTTATATGAGCGCGAAGTTGGAGAAAGCCACCGACGAAATGGGACGCATTCTTTATTCGCCATCGATGCCGGGAAACAAGACCGGCCAAGCGCTGCCGTATTTCTTCGACGAAGTGTTGGCGCTGCGGATCGAGAAAGACGCAGACGGTGGAACGCAGCGCGCGCTGATGTGCGACGGCGATGGGCTTTGGAACGCCAAAGATCGCAGCGGAAAGCTGGACGCATGGGAAGCGCCAGACCTTGGCGAGATCATCAAGAAAATCGGAGCAAGATCATGAGCGATATTTACGCCGAGTGGATCGCCTGCAAAGACGCAGAGCGCAAAGCGGTAGATCGTCGCCGTGAGATTGAAGACGAGATTATGGATCATGTCGGAAAATCAAACGCCGAAGGCACGCGCACGATCAGCATCTGCGCCACTAATAATTACGAGATCAAACTCGTAACGCGGTTCACGCGCAAAGTTGACGCAGATTTATTGCAGGAGATCGCCGCAGAGCATGATCTGAGCGAACATCTGCCGATCCTATTTCGTTGGAAGCCTGAACTCAATGTAAAAGCATGGGACAAGGCATCCGACGAAATCACCAAGCCGCTTCTGGGAGCAATCACAACAACGCCCGGTCGCCCTTCATTCACCATCGTTAAGGAGTAAACAGCATGGCTTTTCTCAATCAGACGTTCAATCAGCAAGACATGCCTAAAGGCACTGGTGGCAATTATGAGCCGCTTCCTGCGGGCTGGTATTCAGCCAGCATCACCGCTGCGGAAATCAAGCCAACGAAAGCTGGCACGGGCGAATATATCTCAGTGCGCTACGACATCATCGGACCATCGCACGAAGGCCGCGTGGTGTTTGGTACGTTTAACATTCGCAACGCATCGCCGAAGGCTGAAGAGATCGGCCAGCAGCAACTCGGTGAACTAATGGCCGCAATCAATTTGCCGCAGCTATCCGATACAGATCAGTTGATCGGATCAAATCTGCAAATCAAGTTGGCGATTGAGCGAAGTGAACAATACGGCGATAAGAACCAAGTCAAGGCGTATAAGAGCGTAAGTGGCACGATGCCTTCGTCTGGTGCTTCATCCATGCCGAAATCTGCGCCGCCGCTCTCAGCGCCTGCCGCCAAGTCGTCTTCGCCGCCGTGGGCGAAGAAGTAACAACAACTGCTCCGGCATTCGTGCCGGAGCTTTTCATCAGGGAGATGAAAATGGCAAAGATTCCAGAGCCAACAAATTCAATTCAAAGCCTGATCGATCAGCATCATGAGGCAAGCGCCAGCAAGCCGCGCCCGCATATGGGCGGATCGATGCTAGGCCATCCGTGTGATCGGTGGCTGTGGCTCTCGTTTAGATGGGCTGTGCAACCCATCTTTCCGGGACGAATCCTGCGCCTGTTCCGACGCGGTCACCGAGAAGAAGAAATCATCCTTGCCGATCTGCGTGCAATCGGGATCAACATCCTTGAAGGCGAGCAAACGCGCGTCGATTTCGGTGCGCATGTGTCTGGCAGCGTCGATGCGATCATCGAAGGCGGAGTGCCGGGAGCGCCGCACAAACGCCATATCGGCGAGTTCAAAACGCACTCGCTGAAATCGTTCAATGATGTCTCGACTAAAGGCGTTCAGAACTCCAAGCCCGAACACTGGGCGCAGATGCAAGTTTACATGAAAGGCACAGGGATTGACCGCGCGCTTTACGTGGCGATCTGCAAGGACGACGACCGGATTTATACTGAGCGCGTGCGCTACGACGCAGACGCAGCCACAAAGCTGATCCAACGCGGCAAGCGCATTGCGGTTGATGATCGGATGCCGCCACCGCTCTCGACTGACGCGACGTGGTATCAGTGCAAGTTCTGCCCAGCGCATTCGTTCTGCCACGAGACGAAGACGACAAAGCATGTAAATTGCAGAACTTGCGCGCACTCGACTGCAAAACCAGATAGTTCGTGGACATGCGAGCGCTTCGCTGCCGACAATATCCCGACCGAATATCAGCACGAAGGCTGCGAGCAGCACATTCTGCATCCTGATCTGGTGCCGTGGAAGATGAAAGATTCGCCTTACGAAAATATCGCGATTTATGAAATTGCTGGGCAAGACGTGGCGAACGGATCGCCAGATGCAAACGTGTTTTCAAGCAAGGAAATCATTGCCAATCCTGAAGGCTGCGCCAATGAAGTCGTGCGCAAGATCAGGGGCGAGTGGCCGGGCGCGGAGATTGTGAGATGAGACCGATTTATGAAAGCGAAGCCGACCGCATTTTAGAGCGCGAAGTTATTTCGCGACTTGCGGCTCACTGGGGGCTTGGATACGCAAAAATGAAAATGTCTTGCGTGATAGATTTTGCGCTTCTTGATGGCAAACGAGTTGTTGCGGTCGCTGAAGTGAAGGGTCGCAATTATTCTAGCGCAGACATTGAAAGATTTGGCGGTTTAATCCTTAGCACAGGAAAAGTTCTGTCTGCAAAAGATTGGGTATCAGCCCTTCTGGTGCCTTTTGTTCTTGTGGTCAAACTGACGGATGGTGTTTTTTATCTTTCAATCAGAAACAATGAAGATTGGCCAGCAATGGTGATCGAAATGGCCTGGCGTCGGGATCGAGGCGATTTGCAAGACATTGAGCCGTGCTGTCTTTTTCCCATGAGCTTATTTGAAAGGCTGCAAGATGAAGCTCCGTGATTATCAGCAACGCGCCATTGACGATCTGTACGAATGGTTTCGCAACTCAACCGGCAATCCTTGCATGGTGTTACCGACAGGATCGGGCAAAAGCCATATCGTGGCCGAACTGTGCCACGGTGCTTTAATGAATTGGCCTGAGACGCAAATCTTGATGCTAACGCACGTTAAAGAACTGATCGAACAGAACGCGCAGAAACTGCGCCAGCATTGGTCGGGAGCGCCGATGGGCATCTATTCGGCGAGCATCGGAAAAAAGCAGCTTGGCGAGCCTATCACGTTTGCCGGTATTCAATCTGTGCGCGATAAGGCATCCGAGATCGGCCACATCGATCTGATCATCATTGACGAATGCCACCTTGTTTCGCACAAGGACGAAGGCGGTTATCGAAAGCTGATCGGCAATCTGCAAGCGATCAATCCCATGCTGCGCGTTATCGGCTTGACCGCGACGCCGTATCGGCTCGGCCACGGGCTGATCACCGACAAGCCAGCCCTGTTCGATGATCTTTTGGAATCCGTGACGATTGAAGAACTCGTTTACAAAGGATTCCTTGCGCCTCTTCGCAGCAAGATCACCGGCATAAAGTTTGATCTGTCTGGCGTGCATAAACGTGGAGGAGAATTTATCGAGAGTGAACTTCAAGCCGCAGTCGATAATGACGACAAGAACCAAGCTGTTGTTGATAAGGTCATATCGCTGGCGGGCAATCGCAAGGCGTGGCTGTTTTTCTGCACTGGCGTCAAGCACGCGCAGCATATTGCAAGCGTGCTGCAATCGCGCTGCATCAACGCTGAGTGCGTGACAGGAGAAACGCCAAAGAAGGAACGCGAGCGAATGATTGCAGATTTCAAAGCTGGTCGCCTGCAAGCACTGACTAACGCCAACGTGCTTACGACCGGATTTGATTATCCCGACATCGATCTGATTGCGATGCTGCGCCCGACCATGAGTCCATCGCTTTACGTTCAGATGGCTGGGCGAGGAATGCGACCGAAGAGCCACACCGATCATTGTCTGGTTTTAGACTTTGCAGGCGTTGTCGAAACGCATGGACCGATCACGGCAGTTCAAGCGCCGAAGAAGAAAGGCGATGGGACAGGCGAAGCGCCGTCTAAAGTCTGCGAGGCTTGCAACGAGATCGTTCACATATCGGCGCAAGTTTGCCCAGCGTGCGGCAATCCATTTCCTGCGCCACCGCCAAAGTCTATGAACTTGCGCGATGACGACATCATGGGCCTTGACGGGCATAATATGAATGTCAGTAAATGGGTATGGCGCAAGCACATCAGTCGCACTAGCGGCAAAGAAATGCTCGCCGCTACTTATTACGGCTCAAATCTGTCTGACAAATCTGTTACTGAATACTTCCCAATAACGCATGAAGGATATGCAGGAGAGAAAGCAAGGCGCGCCATTGCCGTAATTGCTAACCAAGCCGGAGCCGTATTAGATTTGATGCGAGTGCGAGACTTTGAACAAATGGCTGATGGATTATCGGCTGGACAATATCCAAAAACGATAGAATATCGTCAAGATGGAAAGTTTTTCCGCGTCGTTAAGAGGGAATGGGCATGAGCAATCCGCAGTTGAAGAAGCATCCGACGCCACAGTTCGTAAAAGATTATTGGGCGTGGATGCAGGCTGGACCGCCGAAGTGCTGCCACACTTGCAATTATTACGCGAGCGATGGCATGTGCGATAAGTTCCACATGGAGCCGCCTGAAGAGTTCGCCGCAACGCCGGGCGAATGTTCTGCATGGAAACCGGAAATGCCGTTTTGAAAGCGCCGGTAAGGATTCCGACTGAGCATGAAGAACAGCGCGAACTAGTGAAATGGTTTCGCCAGACGTTTGATGGCGTTCGAATCTTTGCAATCCCTAACGGTGGAGCGCGAAACATCGCGACCGCTACGCGCCTAAAGGTCGAAGGCGTAAGCGCAGGCGTCCCTGATCTTTACGTTCCAGCGTGGCGTCTCTGGATCGAGATGAAGCGCCAGAAAGGCGGGCGCGTCGATCCTGCGCAAGCAGATTGGCACGCCTATCTCGAAACCTGTGGCGACATGGTAATTGTCTGCAAAGGCTCAGACCACGCTAAAGAACTGGTGCGCTCATACGTGGCTGCGCTCAGGAAATAACGCTTTACAGTATCCGCCAATTCTGTATTGTTAAGCGATAAACAGGGAGTGGAATATGCAGCCGATCTTTTTTACCGTTAACGACCTCGACCTGATCTTGTATCCGATCACGATCACGGAATGCACGCTGGACATTGAAGTCGATACAATGCGCGATTGGTATATTCAAAGCGTGTCCATTGTGACGACAGGGAACAAAGTTGTTCAGCTAGATCATGGAGATTGGATCGAGCGCGAAATTATCGCATCGGTTTATTCAGATCGTGATCTTTGCGCAGAGATCAAAGAAGCCTGCAAGGAGTAATGCAGATGAACCACGCACTGAGAAAGGAAATTCACGCTCGCCACATTGCGTTTTTAGATCGCTTGAAAGCTAAAGCAGTTGAAGCGCATTCAGAACCAATCAGTGCTCCAGTTGTTGAAGTTGAGAAACCAAAAGTTGAGCAATGGATTCCGCGTTGGCGGAAAAACGCATTTGCGATCTGCGCAAAGCATGATGTCGAGTGGGCAGACATTATGAAGCAAAATCGCGTTGGAAAGATCGTTCGCGCTCGACAAGAAATTTGCTGGGATATGGTCGTGAATCTCAAAATGAGTTTCAATCATGTTGCTGCAAAATTAGATCGCGATCATACAACAGTGATGCACGCCGTAAACCGGCATAAAAAACTGTTGGAGGCTCAGAACAATGAGTGCGAATAAATACGATAGCGGCAAGCCTCCGCTCGATCTGCTTGATCGATATGCGCTAGAGCAAATTTCATACGCCTTGCGATATGGCGCGACTAAGTACAATCGCCACAACTGGCGTGATGGAATATCGCAAAGTCGTTTAATAGCCGCAGCGTTGCGGCACATCTTGGCTCATAACGACGGAGAAACATTCGATCAGGAAAGCGGATGCCAGCATCTGGCGCACGCTGCGTGCTGTATAATGTTTGCTATCAATATGCTCCAAACCCGTCCAGATTTGGACGACAGACCAAAGGAAAGATCATGACCGAACAGAATGGAAAATCACGCCGTGGCTTTGCCAGCATGACGCCGGAGCGCCGCAAAGAAATCGCCAGCATGGGCGGCAAAGCCGTCAATCCTGCAAATCGCGCTTTTACAAAAAGTCGCGACCTTGCTCGATCCGCTGGCAAGCAAGGCGGTAAGTCGCCTAAGAAAATGCCGACTGAATGAGAAGTGCGGCAATCGCCATATCTGTTTGGCTGTTGTCGTCTGTCTCAGCCACCGCCAATGCAATCGTGGTGGCTGAGATCAGATCGCAAACCAGAGCAGCTATCGGCGAGCGTTGGGAAAGTGTGGCGGTGCGGATTGCATTCGTAGAGAGCCGATATAATCCGCGCGCTATTGGACCGAAGACAAAGCACGGTCGAGCGGCTGGAGTGTTTCAGGTCATGCCGGGAACAGCAAGAGCACTTGGATTTGATTATAAGCGCCTGAATCAGATGCAATACGGGATCGCCGCTGGCGTGGCTCATATGCGCCTGTGCATTCAGTTTGGCGTGCAAACAGATGCCGAGATGGCCGCGTGTCATTTAAAGGGAGTCGGTGGATGGAAACGAAAGTCAAAGACACAATCAAAATATGTGAAAAACGTACTCAAGAATTTATAGACGAAACCGGAAAGACATTCGGGCGATTGACAGTGATCGAACGGATTTACATGAAGAGCAAACCAAAAAGATCACGCGCTGTCTTTAGGTGCCAATGTTCATGCGGAAATTATATCAGCATGTCTGGTTGGCTGCTGCGCAAAGGAACAATAAAAGAGTGCGGAGTATGCGCTCAAGTTTGGGAGAAGAAAGATGACTGACGATATTGTAGCAAAGTTGCGCTTGATCTGTAAATGCGGGACAATCTATGAAGTGTGCAACTTGCCTATGGATATTTTTGAAGTTGTTAAGAGTGTCAATACTGCAAAATGCCCGACATGCAGTAAAGGCGGAAAGACAGCGGCGGTATATGTAGAGAAAAAAAATGAACGATAGAAACGCAGAAATCGTTAGACTTTGGAACGCTAACAAGAGCGCCACATTTATTTCAATGGAATTGAACATCACCCGCAACACCATCATTGGCGTTGTAACAAGGCTTCGCCCTTCTGGCATCATTACGCGGCCAATAGTGTTTGAATACTCAAAACGCGGGCGTCTTGGAAATATAGCAAAACACGGGCATAAATTACGCAAGCCAAGAGATCAAAAAATAAAACTGCCAGATCATCTGCTGACGGATGCGCCGATCATGTATCAAGATGAAAACAGTTCAGCCGCTAACGGATTGGCGCTAATTGATCTGGAGCATAATCAATGCCGTTTTCCGACCAGCCGGTTCAACGATCAGCATTATTTCTGCGGTGCTGTGACGCGCGATAGCAAAACCAATTATTGTTCTGAGCATCACGGAATTGTTTTTGTAAAAAAGCGCAAATTGACTCCTGCCGAAATAGCAGAAATCAAAAAGTGTCAATCTTTGAAACAGTGGTTAGCTGGCGCTCAACGCTGAAAGAAATAGTTGGCGATCCATGACACACTAGCGCCAAGGATTGCTGCAACGCCTATCAATGTGCGCCATCCGCCTTTGACTTGTGCAAAGTCTTCTCGTATGCAGCGCACATCTGTTTTCAGTTCTTTCATTTCGCGATTCAGAACTTCAAGTTGCGCCTTTACGCTGCCCATGTCTTGATACATTTCCAGATCGCTCATTTCTTGCCCTCGCAAAATCCTTCGCGGCGGGCATTGTTTATCTTAACCTCAGTGATCGTTTGAGGCGTATCTTTAGACGACCACGAAATATCACGCCAGACGGTGCAAGACGACAGATCAGTCGCGCCTATGCCCATCACTTTCGAGCAGCCTGTCAGGACTAACAGCGGCAGAATCACCAGCATCAATCGCATGTTGCGTCCTCTTTAGAATGTCCGACATTACTTGAGCTTCATAATCGGAAACGGCGTCTGATCTGATTTTAACATAAACGCCGCTCAAGACCACTACAAGAGCGATAGCAATCATAGCGTATCGCCCAAGCGGGCTGAACAATAACGGGATCATGCGCCCTCCTCATCTAGCCTCTGTTTGCGGAAATACCAGACGGCGCCAGCAGCCGCAATGATAACCACCAAGATCAGCACAGTTGGGCTGAACGACCCAAGCATATCGCCGCCTTCGCGAACCATCGGCATGACCTCTTGCACCACTGCAATGGTGCCAAGCCCGCCAGCAGCAACAGCCGCATTGGCTTCTTTAGATTGAACGATAGACTTTGACGCCTTGGGCTGATCCGGCGTGAATCGCGCCTGTGTATGAACCACTGGAACATCGGTATCAAGACCGCGCCACAACTTAACTTCTGCGCGACGACGACGAACCAACCCCGGAAGCTCTTTACCTCCGCCTTTAGTCCATTTCATAAACTCGGCTGGAACTTCGTCGAACTTCTCAGCGTTGACCTTCTTCAATAATGTAGACTTAGCAAGAGCGCCTACGCCAGCATTGTAAGCAAAATCAACAAGCGCATCAAATTGACCTTGAGTAAGATTAACCTTGACATACTTTCTGACGCCATCCTCGTATTGTCCCATATCGCGCTTGAGGATTTCCTCGGCGTCATCTTTGGTGATTTCAAGATCAGCGCTCACAATAGGAACGCCAGCCGCCGAAGTATGGCCGTAACCAATCGTCCAAACAGCCGCTGGGCATTTGTACGCCTTGAGCCTCAATCCTTCAAATTCTTTAACCGTTGCAAGACCTTCTGCGGACATTTTCATGGCTTACTTTCCTGTTTTGATGGCTTGAACTTCGCGTTCCAGAAGTGAAATCTTCTGTTCAAGATAGGCTCTGGCTAGAGCAGCATCGGATCGAATTGACGATCTGGCTTGCGCTGCATCGGCGGTCATCTCAAGGCGAGATTTTTCAATCGCAGCCATAGATTTTTCACGGTCGAGCGTCATCGCTGCTCGCGCTAATGCCGCGTCGCGCTCAACTTTGTCGATCTTGTCGTTCAGTTGCTCGCGGATCACCGCCATATCAATCGTAGTACCTTGAGGCGGAATAGCTTTGTTCTCAGACGTTACGACGACAGAGACTTTGGATTTAAGCTGGATGATCTCTGAGTTAGCAGATGACAAGCTATTCATGAGGTAGACGACGCAAGAGAACAGGATCGGCACGCCAGCGAATACAACTTTTTCAACTAGCGCACCCTTGCTGGCGCTTGCTGCCATGTCTTCTGAAATTTTAGCCTGTTTTTCTTCGGCGGTCGCCATTTATAACCATCCTTATCTAGTTGATCAAAATGGCTAAGATAAACAACCCAGCCATAATTGTCGTCGCTACTATAAAGATCAATCCAAGCTGGATCAGATCATCACGCATTTGCTTGGCTTCGCGGGCTTTTTGTTCTTCAAGTTGTCTGTGTTGCTTTCGCACCCGAATGACCTCTTTAAGAACCTCCTCCCAGCCTTTTACACCATAAATTGAAACGAAGTCGTTCTTTACTTTTTCTGCCCAATCCGCTGCTTGCTTACGCTTTACAACAGCATCAAGAGCAATTTCTTCTGCGGTGACCTTGCTAAACAGTTTTGGCTTTGGTGGCGTTTTGCTTGCTTGAGTAAGTTTAGCAACCGATCCGTACAGTTTAGCAATATCAACACACATAGAGTTGATGTCTTTGCCAATTTTTATTCCCTGCTGAACTGCGCTATACGCGGTTTTAGCCGCTCCAAATATCAGCGCAATCGTTGCAGGGTCCATTCCATCATTGCCTCGTTTGTGGGCGGAACGGATAACGCCAGAAACCAATCTCAGATGCACCGCCGTTTACAGAAATCTCAGCAAAGTATTTCTTGCCAGATTTAATTTGTAATGTGCTGGCGACGATTAGTCTGTAAGTGCCATTGCTGGCGCTTACATAATTCATAGCCGCTGGCCATGCTTGCCCGGCAACATTGCTTCCACAGTCGTCCTTAATCGTCACGGTGACTGTGGCATCGTTGACGTAAGTTTGATCGATTGCGTCCTGCAAGCCTTGCAGTTCCAGCACGTTTGTATTGGCGACAAAGGCAACCATCATGCAACCCATCGGTTAATTGTGATCTCAGAAACGCCATCGAGTGCCGAATAAATATCGACCTCAGTATCGTTCAGAGCCGCATAAATTTCAATCGATCCAAGCAACAGAGTGCCGGGAGCAAATGTATTTCCTATTGCTTGTGCTGTTGATGTTCCAGCTGCATTTGCAACAGCTTTTTGGATGCTACTTGCAATACCTACGACGTTACACGATCCATTGGCGTTCGCTGCGGTCGCCGCTGTTGATGCGCCAACGCCAAGTACAACAGACGTACCGGCTCCAACAGCTAAGGATGAAAAGATTAAGCCGCCAACGCCTGTAACTGTGCAAGACCCTGTGGCCGCACCTGAACCAGCGTTGATAGAAGCGCCAACAGATGCCGCCGTTGAAGTTCCTGTACTCGCCCCAGCGCCAGCAATGATTGTTTGCGATGCGCCTGTAACGCTGCATGATCCAACAGCCGATCCAACGCTGTTTATAACTGTTGAACTTGATGCAACAACCGTTGACGATCCAGCCGCAGCGCCTATTGCTGAGTTTGTAGATTTTCCAATTCCAAGAACAACAGCGAATCCTTCGGACTCGCCAATATGATCTCCGGGATTAATGCTATCGCCAACAGCTGTTACGGTTGATGATCCTGATCCGCTGGCAATGCCATTTGTAAAAGCAACGCTAACAGCCTGAACAGTGCTAGAGCCGCTTGCATCCGCAATGGCGGTATTCGTAGACGCACCAATACCTGAAGCATCGCCAGCGCCAACCGCAGCCGCAGTTGAACTTATGATAGCGTCAGAAGAAGCCGACGCTACGCCTGATCCTGATGCACTTGCAACGCTTGCAAATGTTGAAGCGCCAACGCTAGAAACAACGCACGATCCATCTGCGCTTCCTACTGCGCTGATTATTGCATCGCTGATAGCCTCAACAATACACGATCCAACCGCTGCTCCATCGCCTTCGCGAACTTCTGTTTGCTGAAAGGCGTTTTTCTGAAACGCATTTGATTGGAAGCCAAAAGGCATGATTTTTTATCCTTGCGGAGCCACCGGCCAAATCACATTAAATGGATCAGTTTGGATGGTTATATCACGCAAAGCCTCGCGATATGTAATCCAAGCAAACGGATCAACCGGAGCATCTGCAAGCTGCGTCCAATCAGAAGCAGCAAGGAGATCATTTCGCTGCTTACGAACTATCGCCCATTGCTCTGCATCCTTTCTAGATTTATAGGAGGCTTCATCTTCTGCGTTTTCAAAAACAGGTGCCGCAATATATCTTGTATACCATTTACCATCTACGTCCTGCATAACTCCATCGCGAGACGAGTACTGATATGCGCTCAGATCGGCAGGCTGCGGTCCTTCAAAAACTGGATCAAGACCTAGCCACTCTATGATCTCAGGCGACGGATTTTCCGGCATCGAAATCTGCGGAAATGCAGAACGGATATTTGTAATAATTTCGCCAGTGTTGCGGATTCTATATTCGCTCATGCGATCAACCTCACGCTATTGCTAAGAAAAGGTATGCGCCGCCACTGACATTGATAGCCGCTAGAATAGCCGAGTTAAGCGCAAATCCTGTTGAAACTGTGGTCACAGCGCCAAGCGTTGCTACTTCCGCAGCGGTGGTGTTTAGAAGGAAGTAGGGGTCTGTTAAAGTTGTCATGCCGCGAGCCGTGTCATAAACGTACCAATCCCCTGTGCTATTTGTGCGTTTGATAAGCACAAACCTCGCGCCACCGGCACCAAACCCGCAGTTGATGGTTTGCGTTGTTCCGTTACCGGTGTAAGAGCCAACCTTACTTACGCCGGGACATGTAGCAAAGAGGTAAGCGATGTTGTTTTCACCAGCCCCATTGATTAAACTTACTGTGTTACCAACTGTAAAATTTGTAGTTGTAGCAGAGGTGTTGTTCCAAATGTTAGAAGTTGACGAACTCGCATCAGTTTTATTTAAGATAAGATTGTTTGTATTTGGTATTGCAGTTCCGCCGACAGGTTTGTCTGCCCCGGTTGCTCTATTGATACCAATTATCAATTCAGGAGCTACCCCTAAATTGTGGCTAACTGTTTGAACCGCGCCTGTTCCTGTCCAGCAGACAACATCAAAGAAACTTGGTGCTCGCTGAAAAAGATAGTTGATGAACGTGGCGCTGGAGTTGTTTGTAAGCGTTGATGTTGTGCCGACATTCACGCCGTCCATCACATCCCACGGATTGGCCTGCAATATCGTTACGCCTGCCGCAGTTTCTGCCGTTGTTCCAACCCCTGAAAGATAGCCCGTACTGGTCAGCCTCGACGAAATAAGATTCGCAACAACAGAAGCTCGATTTTTAATAATAACAGCGTCTGCGGTCTGACCCCCAGTAACGGTGGCGTTCGCCCCGGTGCCAGTGCGGGCATTTAGCCCAAACACCTTCGTCGCATCAGTTGGAACTTTCATCGGACCACGACGTATGGCGACATAAGTATAGGTAATACCGGCGTCGCTTATCTGGTTAATAAAACCCGTAGACGTGACGTAAGCCTGAGCCGCAGTTGCTTCAACAGCAGTTGAATTTGCAATTAAATTTGCGTTAGCCGTGCTGGCATACATTCCTCGCATATTATCGATCATCCACCAATTCGAAGAGTTGGCGTATGCCTTCAAAAGTAGAAACTGCGGTTCCCAACCTAGATTTACAACCGTTCCAGTTGTTGCGGCAAACGTCCCAGTTGTAACAACGCTCTGCGTGCCATCAAGGCCAAAGCCACCAGCGTTGTGCGCCCATGCGTAAACGATGTAGGTCGCACTCGGAAGCGTTGACGCAAGAGTTGCCGTTGTGCCTGAAACAGTCAGGGTCAAGGTTGTGGACCCAGCCGCGGTCGAGTTGAACGCCGGATTGCGAGTAGGAGATGCTTGGTTCCAGCAAACCCAGCTTGCAACTGCACCTGTGGTGTTTTTAATTGCTACAAAACCCACAGTACCAAGCGAAGACAAATTAACAGTGCTGGCTGTTCCAGTCGTATGGACGACGGAGACAATTTCAAAGAACTTTGCCTGCTTACGGAAGGTCCATGAAGCGTATGTAGAGCCATTAGTATTTATTCCAACCGCTCCGCCCAGTGTAAAACCAGTTGTGTTAAACGACGTCAAGCTCGCGGCAAGAGAAGCCTCAATATCTGTCGTGTTAGTGTTTATTTCGTTTAACACGCCACGAGTTGTGTCAAAAAGGAAATGACCAGAAGCAAACCCTCTGTTTTTAATCCAAACCATGCCTCCTTTTGTAGATAGGTCAATCCCATTCGTAAATGGCTGCGTTGTGCCGTTGCCTGTGTAAAGGTACGTTGAAAAAACGTCTTCGACGTAAGCCTCTCCACCCTTAAAAGAGGCTGCTCTGAGTTTATCAGCAAGCATTACGTCACCTGACCAACAAGCGCGCCGTAAATTGTGGTGCTAATCTTCCAAAGCTGAATCACGGTGTAGCCGCCAGATGGAGTAAGGACAGGCGCAGAACCTCCTACCCATACAATCGGCATTGAAGTCCAATTCACTGTAAATGGAGTTGTGTTGTCATTGACCATTAACGTAATTGATTGACCTTCAGCCCATGTTCCAGCAGTTGGAGTTGAATTGCCAGAAAGAGTCCAAGTTTGAATTGAAGCATTTGTTGGCGTTATTGCTGGAGTTGTTCCAGAAAGAATATGAATTTCTTCCGTATATCCATCCAAAATAACAGGAGCAGACAAATTTTTAGATGATAACGTTGTCCCAACACCAAGTGTCAAACTAGCAAGTGTTAATTCGCCGGATACGCCTATTTCTTCAGCGACTCCAGTTGCGGCAGTTGTTCGACCCATTAATTTAGCAGTCGCCATTAATAGATCGTGTTCATCATTCCAGTTGGAAGGGCGAACAATAGTTGTGTCTGCGTCATCTGACTTTAGACTTGCGAATTTATGCTTTAATGAAACAGCCATCTTCAATCCTCAAGCATAAAGACGAATGGCCGCTGAAAGATGCCCAGCGGCCAGTTTTACTAATCTTCAGTGATCGTTGAAGCCGTCGTGAGACGAGGCGTCACATTAGCTGCAACGCTGATGTTGGGCGTAACGGTGCCAGAGTAGAGAATTTTTCCAGTTCCACTAACCGCAGTTCCAACTGCAAAATAGCTGATTGTTGAAGTTCCAGCAGTACATTCTGGAAAGTCGATTGCCGCAACAGGCGAAACACTATTGGCCGTTATAGTCCAGCCTCCAGATGTACGAGCAACTGTCTTGCGAGTATATCCGGTATATGCCGTTTCGTTAGTCGTCTGAGTTCCAGCTTCTCCCGGATCAGCGGTATGCAGCGAAACATAAAGATTAGTCAAAGGCGACGACGTGGCATTGTCTGCAAGGTTGGCAATCGCCGTGCCGTTGAAGATCAGAAGAAGCAGATCATTTTCGAAGGTATTTGATTTCGACATAGCCGTTTCCTTTTCAATCGGCGCGATTTATTGAACTTGCCACACCATACCACAAATTGAGATCGCCGCTATATCTCAACGATACATTGTCATGCTTCAGGATATGGGAAGCGTGCGCGGATTTCAGCGCGTTTGCTTGTCCATACTGCTTCTGTTGTTTCGCCCGCCTGCCATTTGAAAAACAGCGGATCGGATTCAACGCGATAAGCGTTTGCGCGCTGAACCTTTGCATTGGCGATGATCTGCTCAGGCGTCGGCACAACGGGAACATATAACGCTGGATTGAGTTTCAGCGCTTCGGCGTAAATCTCACGGCCATGCGGTTCAACATCGGCTGGATCAGCAGTGAACGGAATCCAGCCATATTGCGGATGCTGAATTTCGCAGTCGATGGCGCCATTGGCGGTGAAAACAGGATTGCGGATGTCCATTTTATGCAGTCCTCAAGAATAGTGACGAAACGCCAAGCCCAGTGGCCGATCCGCTGTTGCCGGGATTGATTCGACCCATGCAACGCCATGTCCCTGCTGGAGAGGTCAGAGCATTAGCTGTTGCAGTGAATCCGCCTGAATTATCAAACAGCAAATAATCAATCGCGCCTGAGTATTTTAATGTTGAACCAGCAACCGTTGTTCCCGGCGTAATAACATCGTCTGAATGTAAGAACGCATACGTTCCAAGCGTTCCATATGTTGCACCAGCAATCCCATCTCTAACCGCTGCAAACAAAACGCGAGGCGCACCAGCAGCGCCCTCTGATATTGCCACAGGGTTATCCCGCAGAGCAGTGATAACCGAGCCACGCGGCCTGCCACCAGCCGCCACGGCGGTATTTGGTATAGTTGTCCATGTTGTCATTTATAGCCACCTGAATGGGCGTTCAACGCCGTCTAAGTCTGTGTCATCATCCTTAAGCCAATAGCCGATTGTGGCTTTTTGTGTTGGCGTGGCACTAGCCCATTCTGGGATGGTATCGTCAACCCATTCCCAAAGGATTCCAACCATATCGTTGTCTTCAGCCACAAAATCATAAACGCTGCCGTTTATTTTTGCTTCAGCCGACGTGATGACCCACGTATTCTGCTTGGCTGCGCCGGTAAAATCAACGTCCATGAAGTGACTGATCGTCAGATTATCGCCGGTCCAATATGCCGTTTCATCCGTCAAGCTGAACGATACTTCACGCCGAACATCTTGGAAACGGTTAAGATAAGTTGCGGCCAGATTATTCGCAATGGCGTCTGTCTGGATAAACCGGCAAAACAATTCACGCACTTGAGGCTCGCCACCGTACTCAATTTGCTTATCGACATTGATGAAGACAGTTGCGCGCTCGTAATTAAACTTGTCAGTTACCGATCCAGTAATGCTGCGCTGGATATAATAGACATGGATTTGCGAGGCGCGTTCTTCTGGGATTTCTTTTACAGAAAACGAACCAGCGATGATGTTGGCATCATCGGTGATCAAAGGCGGTGCTGCGTCTGGGCGCTGCGAGCGCAGAATTATCTTCTGCACTCGCTCATCCCACCAGATGCTCACCAAAGCCTGAAGACAAATCTCGGCCACCAATTCTTCAACCTTATTTGTTTCAGTTAAATAAGCGGTGAAGATAAATTCTGGGCGCCATTCGTCGGCTTCAGATTGCCATGCTGCATAATCAATATAGCTAGAGCCGATCTTTCCCCATGTTGTCAATAGATCGTATAATATCGCATCAAAGCGAACATTCTCGTAAGCAAGGACGCGCTGAACTTTTGCGTTCTGAGATGCTGTCGCAGCTTCTGTATTGAGCAACGCGCGAACAACTCCGCTGAACACTACATTATTAAAAGCGTTAATTGCTCGCGACGTATAGGAAACGACCTCGCTTCCGATCCTGAGATAGCCGCTCGATGGGTAATCGGTCAGAACTGCACCAGCAACTTCGATGCTTGTCGCATCAACCGTCAAAGCGGTTGCAAGTTCTCCCGGCGAAAGCGTTGGCGCGTTGACGTTTGTATCCGTGACTTTGCGCAGAATATCTTTAGCTGTAATCGAGACGCCGTTGCGACCGAAGTCAATCTTTTCGATTATGTATTCGCGCTTTGTCATTGCAGACAATGCTTGTCCACGATAGCCTTCATAAATCCTGACGATAAATCCAACATGATTTGGATTGCGTGCCAACCATTTTGACCAGAACGAGCCTTGCAATGCTGGATTATAAGATCGACTGCTTAGATATGGATCGGTGCCAATGTCGTTCCAAGGAAAATCTTTGATCGTGATCTGGCAAACGCCGCGATAGCCAAGCGGAGATTTATTCTTGCTGCCAGATGCAATGTTGAGCATCGTCGGCGCAGTCTGATAAGACATGAGTGCAGGAATGCCAAGCGCCGGTTGATAAGCGCCAGCCGTAGTGATCCATTCATGCGCTAGATCGCGCACGAATTGAAGCGATAGAGTATTGACAAGATTAAGAGCAGATCGATATTTGCATGTTGTATTTGTATTGAAGCATTTATCTCCGGTCGCCAAGCAAGGCGACGTTCCAAACACCCGCGAGCAAAGCGGCTGGATGATCTCGACCATTTCCAACGGTTCTTGGGCGAATGTCATCCGGCATAACCTGTGACGTCAATGGAAACGGCGCGATAGGCTTTCACGCCCATGTTAGCAGGCTGAACGTCTGAACTCGTCCATACCCAGCCAACGTCGGTTGTGATCGATGCTGGATTGCCAGCAATGCCGAACGGATAAAGAGGGAGCGTTTTAGCAAACGGCTCAAACGTTGAATCGTACCAAGCTGCTTCCAGATAATCCCACGAATATGAAGTCGTAATCGCTTGGCGCTTGGCGATCCTGCCTAGCCATTGCCCTGTCTCGCTGAACTGTTGCTGCGCTTCGGTGACGCGGTTCAGAGTGATCGGCTTGTGTCCACCATAGATCGGCATCGTCATTTGCAAGGCAACGCCAGCGCGGATGATGCCGATATATATTCCTGATCCTGAATCAACTGTGATGCGTAGTTGACGGATTGAATAAGGCGTTCCTGCATTATTGAACAATACGCATATAGCTGTATTGTCAGTTGGCGTAACAGTTGCGCGAGTCACATATGTGCTTCCAGTTGTCGCTTCTGTTTGCACCGTAATTGTTCTTCCGCTGAGATTATGCGCAGCAATAAAAACGCAATCCACGTTTACGCTTGCAGCGGTTAATAGCGTCCAAGTATTTGCGCCAGCCGCACAAGCCCAACGCTGCGCTGTGTAGTCGTTCGTTGCATATGTTCCATTTGTTCCGGTAGCCGTTAAAGTTCCAGTTATTGGAGCATAAAGAATCCGCGCATGGGTCAAAGGATAATTGCTTCCGACCGTATAGCCTGCCGTGTTTATCGTCATGCCATTACGCCTCTGATCTGCCCGCCATTACGTTGCGTGGAGTTTAGCTGATCTATGAACTGCCGCGCAAACTTTTCTCCAAAGCCCATTGGATCGTTTGCCATTGTGAATTGAAACGTGGTCGTTGGCGATGGAGCAGCAGCGCCTCCACCTCCAGCGCCAGCAGCCGCAGCGCCTCCGCCACCTCCACCGCCGCCTGATGAATTGACGCTTTTAATTGATGCAACCGCAGCAAGACCCTTTGCCGCAATCGCAGCATACGCCACAAACTTCTGGAACGGAGTCACAAGTGTAGGATCGGCCATAGCTTGCGTTGCAGCCGAGAACGTAGACATAAGAGCCTGCGCTATATAGAACGCCTTCGCTGCTGCCGCACCTTTCTTGCCACCGCTTTCGATGATGCTGGCGATGCTGCCAAACGTGCTTGCCATGTTTCCAAGCGTTCTTGCATCTGTTGCGGCTTGCATCCGTTGCATATTTTGCTGATGCTTTGCATCGAGTGCTTCGATGACTGCATCTTGTTCAGCTTTTAGAGCAGCCTTTGCTTCACCATGCAAAGCTGTATCAGCCAATTCAATCGCGAACGCTTCTTGAAGCAACAGACGATTGCGCTCATAGCGAGCAATCAACAGTTGTTCTTCGGTCAACGTGCTGTCGATAATGAACTGCATCCGTCGCTGCATCTGCGCGGTCATGCCGTCGTCTTCGACTGCTGCTGGTTTTACTTTTGCCGCTTCGGCGTCGGATATTCTTTTAAGAGCGGCTGCTCGTTCTGCTTCTAGTTTAATTCTTGCTGCACCTTCAATATTTCCAGCAGCTAATGCTTCAGCGTAAGCATTTTCTAGTTTTGTTCTGTCAGATATTGGTGTTGGAGATATTCCTTGAATTGTTTTCATTGCTGCTTCAAATTTGCGCAATGATTCAGCAGCACCAGAAATTTCAAGATCAAGATTTGCGGCTGATGCCCCTGCCTTGTTAAGTGCAACTGCTACGCCTTCGGCAGACGAAATAATTTTTAATAGTTCGTTTGCATATTTCTGAATGGAAGCATCGTCTTGAAATTGAAGCGCCAATGCGGCAACAGCGCGTTCAAAAGTTTGTAAATCAGGAGTGCCTCTCTTAACGCTATCATTGAAGGCAAGAATAGGAGCCTGAAATGCTTCAAAGCCTTTTTTAAGAGTTGTTCCTGCGGCATCAACATTGCCAAACATAATAGTGATTTCGTCCAACGCAGGTCGCGTTGAAGATATAGAATTAACGATTGCTTCTGATAATTGCTGAACTTTTTCTTGCAGACTTCTGATTGATTCTTGGCTTTTTACTTTTAAGACTTCATCTGATTTTTTTTCAAATTCTTCTAAGCCTTTAATGGCTTCTGGATACGCCAACCCAATCGCTTTGATAACTTCGGCGTGCTGCTTTAAGACTTCGTCAAGAGTTGCAATTTTGTCCAATCCGCTTGTTACATAAGTAACAATAGCACCTCCAAGCAAAGTAACAGCAGTTGCTGCCAGATTTGCAGGATTTACCAAATTCATCAAAGCGCCAGCAAGACGACCAGCAGCAGGAACAGTTGAGGATTCTATATTCTTTCCGGCTTGTTCCATCGCCGTTGCAGTTGTTCTGCCTGCTGAATCAGCAGCCGCTTCAACTTGCTTTAACGCAGTAACAGTCTCAGCAGAACCTTTTTTGATTCCGTCTGTGTTGGCGCTGATGACGATCTCAATAGTTTTGTTATCGGCCATCTGATTTCTTCATCCATGCCTTGAGGTCGTCAACGTCGTTTTGCTTTAGTTTCCCTGCGTATTTCTTCGGCTCATTGATCTGCTCAAACTGATCCATGTGCATGTGGTACTCTAGCCACCATTCTGAGATAGTCATTTCCCAGAACTCGCTTGGCTGGATTCCCCATTGTCGCGCCCATAGATACAGATTATTCCAGTCTAACGGCTTGACGCCCTCGCCTTCGACCGTTTTTAGGCTTGGACGTCCTGATTTTTTATTTCGCGCGCCTCTGGCGTGAACGCCTTAAGCGTTAACTGAATCAATTCTCCAACTTCGGCTTGATCGCCGTTCATCAGTTCTTCGTACACTTCATCTTCGGTCGCAACCGCTCCAGCAGCCGAAAGCATACGATGCAGGACAAACGCCATGTGCGATATTTGCGGAACGCCTTTGGCCGTATTAACCGCAATGGCCGTTAGGCTGATGTCGCCCATTTCAATGGAGCGCATGAGCCGCATTGATGGCGTGACAAAATATTCTTTGCCACGCCATACAATTTTAATTTCCCTGAAGACTGCCATTTTTTAGACCGCCGTAAATGTGATAACGCCAGAAGACTGAATGTTCGCCGTGAACGTGACAGCATCTTCCTGTTCACCACCAAGCTCCAAGCTGTTGAGATAGAAGTTTCCGGCGAACGTACCGATGCCTTCAACCTCAATGCTCCAAGCCGCCAGCAAGTTTGCAACTGCGCCGACTGCCAGAGCAAGCAACGTGCTGTCTTCAAGAATGCCCTCAACGTCGGCTTCAATAGAACGAACGCCAGCATCTGCAAGCAATGTTGTCCAACCAGCATCGCTCTTTTCGGTAATATCGATAGGCTCGTTGTTGATCGTCAGATTATCAGTGCGAGCGCCAGCAATAGAAACGCCGCCTTTTTTGATACGCAGTTTACGTCCAGCAGTTGCAGCCATGATTCAGTTTCCTTTTAGGTAACAGGTCCAACGATGTTCGAGAAGGCAATAGTTGAGCCTTCCGAATTGGTGGCAGTGACGACGCAACGGATGCGTTTTCCAAGTTGAGCGGTAAGCGCCAACGTGGTCCCGGTCGATCCGCTGATGTTTGCCCATGATGGGCTGTTGGGATCGGCGCTGGTGCCGTTCTGCCATTGGCGGGCGAATGTGATCGTAGCATCGCCAGCCCATGTGCCATTGGTCGTGGTCAACGTGGAGACTGTGGTCGTAGTGCCGGTGACGGCAGGCGCAACCGTGTTGTAAGGCGCGATGGTGGCGGTGATGGCGCCAGAGCTTGCCAGCGTGGCTGAGAACGTCACCGCGTCCTCTTGTTCTGCGCCAAGTTCCAAACTGTTTAGGTAGAAGTTTCCGGTAAACGCAGCAATTCCATCAACGTCCAGAACGCAAGACTTTATCAGCAGGCTTGAAGACCCTGTGGCGTTTGCAATCAGCGTCGAATTTTTCAGCACGCCTTCGACCGTTGCTTCAATAGATCGAACTCCAGCATCAGCCAACATGGTTGACCAGCCTGCGTCGTCTTTGTCGGTTATGTCGATAGGCTCATTCGAAATTGTGAAGTTATCAGTTCGCGCGCCGACAACTGTCACGCCATCTCGAATGATACGCAGTTTGCGGCCTGAAATTGCCATGCTGATAACCTCTTTCGATTGGCGATCCTACCACAGGGATCAGGTAAGCCACAATACGTTATAGCGCAGCATTATGCGCAGCGTCTTACCATCTGGATCGTCCATGTCCTGCGAATCTTGAAGCTCGGTCGTAATATGCGTTGCGCCGGTAATCGTTAGCGGCTGGCGCCGCAAGCGCGCATCTACCGCGTCGGCGATTTCTTTTATCTCCAGAACGGATCGGCTGCGCGCCCAGATGTCGATCTGAACAGATGCCGATCCACCGACCGAATCTTTAACATCGTAAGGCGAGATGACATTGTTGCCGATGGTGATGAACGGGAAATAGGAATCATCGCCGCTATTCGCAGCTTGTGGAACGCTTGAGAATATAGAAACCAGCGGCGCATATTTAGTGCTTAACAATGACGTAACGCTCGCATTGTTGAGCCGATTATAAATTGCTTGGTGAAGCGCTTTTGCTTTCATTTGCTTAACGCCTTTATAAGTGCGTCGATGTTGGCGTTGAGACTTTTTCGCGCATCAACAACAGCATGAACCCATGATGGGCGTGCCTTCATCATCATTGTTCCGTATTCAAGATAATACGCATAATCTAAACGGCTTCCAATCTTCACCTGAAGTTTGTTTGTCTGTTCAAAGAATATGGAATTGACCAGCGTTCCTGTATCGGTGGCCGGTGCTTCTCCCGGCGCTGATGCCTGATGGCTAATGCTGCCGCGCGTGTAAATTGCGCCTGTCTTTGGCGGTCCTTGAATTCTTTTCTTTACGTCTGTGATTGCTTCTAATCCAACCGCCGTCACCAGTTCAGAAACGCCTTTTTCAACAGCTTCGCCATATTGAACAATCATGGCTTGAACCGCAGCGACGTTCTTGACTGTTACCGTTCTCACGTTGCGACCCCTCCTTCGCAATCAATCTGGAGCCAACGATCTGCAAACTCAAGATTATTGATAAAGCGAATTTGGTGCGCTTGTCCTCGGATCAGAACCCGGTCGCCTTCAATGATCGTGGTTGAGTAGCGCACCAGAACGCGCACGCGAAGGCTCGCCTCGATCCTGTCTGAAACAAAACGCTCGCGCCCACTGAGCGGCTTGATATGGGCGCGCGTTGGGGCGCCACTGATCGCCGCCCATGTTTCCGTTTGACCGCCTGCGTTATCGCTAGCAAGCGTGCGGCGCTGGAACGTCACGGTGTGGCTCAACATGTTCGAACTCATTTCGCAGCACTTCACGGGCGCACCTCGATGATTTCAAAACTAACCGAAATGTCGGCGGTATTGGATGCAGCCTTGCCCATAAAGCCGATGTCCGTCAATTCTGGAAACGGTCCAAGCGGCTGATCAAAATGTATATCATGAACGCCTGCGATCTGAGGATATTCTTCGACGATCCGCATGGCTTCATATGGTGCAGCAATCTGCAAGATTTGCTGGCGCTGAAATAAAATCAGATTCACCTTCTTTTCGGCATCGCTTGAAATCTTGATTGAACTAATGAACGCTGTGCGATGGAGCGGAACGCTATATGCTGCAACCTGACTTTGAGCGCGCGGAAAATCTGTATTGGTTATCGTTGCCCAATCAGTTCCACCAGCCGCATTTTCAATCTTGATTTCGCCAGCATGGGAAGAAGCGGTCTGCGTGGCATACGTTCCAGACGCAGAAACGAAAACACGATATAGCCGAATGAATTGCTGAACAGTTGGCGCGCTTGCAGAAGCGCCATTTGTTGCAATCGTTTCGCTGATCTCAACGCCATCAGCGTTCAGCCCAGTTATGGTGATCGCGCGAGCGCCAGACCCGTTCGCCGTGTCGTTAGCGTTTCCGCCGGGATGGATTCGCAATGCAGTCGCCGCATTGGCTTGTGGCGTCTGATAGATGCCGCCGATGCTGATCGGCACGAATGTTCCGCCAACAACTTTATTGCGCCCGAACTTGTGATTTTTCGTGACGCCTTGGCCAATCCCGCGCGATATGTCCAGCCCGCCGGGGAACGTCATATGCGAGCCGCCTTATACATATTCAAGATCGAAGATGCGCCGCTCATTTGATAAGCATCGCCAGCCGAGCAGTTATCGCCTCGGTGTTCATACATATACGCGGCAAGCTGTTTGACCGCCTGCTTATACATCATCGGGACGGTGCAAGGCTGCGCGCCATGCCCAGCGGTGTAGATGATCTGAATCGCATTGTTGGCACGCATTGCGCTTGGCCATGTTGCACCGCGCTTCAGCGTCAGGCGTCCGGGATTGCTATATGTGTCCACATCGAACGTGTTGGCGACGTTGACGACCGTTGCTGTGCCATCCTCGTCAAATGTGGTGACGCTAACGATGCTCGCCAGCGGCCAGCGCGGGAGCGATACAGATGTCAAAGAATTTGCGCCATAGAGTTCGCTGATCGGAAACTGGCGAATCCCATCCCACCACGCTTCAGCGCCATTCGGCCAGTGATCGATGGTCATGCGGACGGTTTGCGTAACCATTGCCACATTGGTGGCTGTCTCGATATGCGTGCGAGAAGCGGTGATATAGTCGAGCGCGTCAGGAAAATCGTTTTCATCCGTGCGCAGATGCGCCCAGAGTTCTTCAGCCGTGATCGGCTCCTCTGCTGGCCCAGTGACAACCGTATTGCCACGATCTTGATAAAGACGAATCGCCGGGCGCAATGTCATTTAGATTGCCTTTCTTGGCCTGCCGCGCGGGCGCGATATTGTCTGAACTTCTGAGCCTTCGGCTTTCCACTCCAGACCAGCCGCGATGCTATGAATTCTTTGCGCTGCTCCAGCCTGTATAGCGCGTTCTGCGATGCTGCCGCTAACCACGTCGCCCAGATTGAAAACTACGACTGTGTGGCCGTCTGGCGCGATCCTGAAGCCCATCGGTGCAATGATCTTGGCTTCCATATTCCGCTCCCTTTGGAAAAGAGGCGGGACAAGCCCGCCTCTGTCTTATTACGTGGCCGCAACAGCGGTGCCAAGGAAAGTCGTCTTGGCTTGCGCGGGCATCTGAACGGTAGCCAAAATCTTGACAACCGCGTTGGTGCCGGTGGTGCCGACGCCGTTCAGGCGCAGATAACGCTTCGAGCCTTTGTAGCCGATTGCGCCAATCAACTTGTCGTCATCTGCATCAGCGGTGACGGTGATCGAGATCACGCCATCGGTAGCATCAGCGGCGACAATCGAAGCAGCAGAAGCCGCAGTCGTCAGATCGCTGTGCTGGGCGGTGAATGTGAAGCCAGAAGCATCGCCAGCATCGGTTACAGTCTGAGTAACCAGCGAGATCAAAGCGGCGTCAAAGCCACGCAGATCAACCCAAGACGACGCGCCCGGCGTGGTGCCGGAGAGCGTTACGGTACCCAGCAGCACTTGCTGCATATTAGATTTAATATCACGCATTTTTTTCGTCCTTCATCGAACGTGAATGGGATGGGGCGACGTTATCGCCGCCCCTGATTGCTTACGCGGTGAACTCGATCAGCTTGAGAGCTTCAAAGTTGACCACATCGCCGCCAACGCGCTTCGTGGTGTAGAACTCCACGTAAGGCTTGGCAGAGAAGGGGTCACGAAGCGTGCGGATGCCGATGCGATCAACGATCTGATACGCTTCGCGCATGTCGCCGACGGCAATCGACAAGCTGTCGGTGGCCGGATCAGGCATGTCCTCAAACGACGCAACCGGATAGCCCATCAGGAACGAAGGCTGGCCAGCGGCAATGCCGGGAGACCAGAGATACGCGCCATAGCTATCCTTGAGCTTGCGAGTCAAAGTCAACGTGGCGCGGTTCATAAACCACGTTGCGTTGGCGCGATACTGAGCCTTGAGACCATACAGAGCATTGATCAGCACATCGCCGCCATTGGGAGCAGCCGCAAAGCCACCATCAACGCCGGTGATGAAACGCTGCATCGTGCCGGGCAAGGTCGTGCCAGACGCATAGGTCAGAAACCCACGCGGCTTGTTCACGCCAGAGCCGTTAACGAAAGCAGCCGCTTCGTCGCGCGAGAACTTTTCCGAAACCTTGGAAGCAAGCCATGCTTCCATGTTGATCTCGTTATCATCCAAGAGCTTCTGCGTTGCCTTCGGCTTGGCGTAAAGCTCATGCGTCGGGATGCGCCACTTACCAAGCTGCGGAGTGTTAGTTTCCGAACGCGCGTCGGTCTCGCCGACCCAGCCCGAAGATGCTTCGTCGAGATCAAACAAGCCTTCGAGCGCATCGCTCGAAATCACCTGAATGCTCGCATAGGCGCGCATGGGCGAGGATTCGAAGACCTTGGCGACGATGCGGCCAGACAGATCGGGATGAACGACGTAGCCGCCATCGGGATCGGAGCCAACCGAGAGCGCCTTGATTTCGTTCGCGCCGAGCGAACGCTCGTCCTTGCGCAGGAACGTGTCGAACGCCGCCTTGTAGGCGTCCAGATCAGAAGCGCCGTACTCGCGAACGTCCAGACCACGCGAGCGAGCAATGCCGCGCGCCCAGCTGAGAGCCTTCTGGTCGAGATCGACATGCGAGCCGCTGGCGTCGGTGACAACGCGCGAGGAACGCTTGACGGCCAGAGCAGCATCGTCGGCGATCTTCTGAGCCTTGTCGAGATCGGCTTCGATCTTGCGGAGCTTTTCCTCAAGCACCGGATCGGCTGCGCCTTTCTTGGCGATTTCAGCGATCTTGGCATCGTTAGCGGATTTGAACTCTTCAAAGCCACGGTTCAGGGATTCGATGGCGCTCATGGCGCCCTTCATTTCATCAGACATGATTCAGCTTTCCTGTGAGATTGTTGATGCGTTCAATGAGAGCAGAAATACCCTCGTCCTTCGCCTCGCCAGTCTCAGCATCCCGCTGATCGGTTATGGCCTTGAAGCCGTGCAATGTAATCGCAGCGGCGTCTTTACGAGAATATCCTGCTTCCCGCAGGAATTTCTCGAACTCGCGTTCGGTCGCAATGCTCTTGACCGATGTCACCTTAGCATCAGGCAGCATCGGGAACGTGACCAAACTAATCTCAAACAAATCTACTTCCATCAGCTTGCGCACGCGGCCATCGCCTTCAGCGACTGCTTCAACCGTGCGATAGCCGATGGACATGCTGTCAATGGCGCCAGCTCGCATCAGCGCCATAGCCTCGCGGCCTTTCTGGACATCCTTGAGCAGACGACCCTTCACGAACAGCCCGCGATCATCTTCTTCGATGTAATCAAAAACGCCGATTGGCTGCGCCATATCATGCTGCCAAAGCATCTTGACCCTGCGCCCGCTGCCAAGCGATTTGCGGAAAGCGCCGCGCTCAACAACGTCCATGCCTTGATCGATGATTCCGAAAACAGACGCATAGCCTTCGAACATGCCATCTTCGTCTGGCTCTTTCTTCAAGCTCAACGATACGTTTTTGAAACTTATCATGGCATCATCCGATTTTGGTTTTTCATCATCCCAGATGGAATTGCACACCGCAAAGCGCTGATCGCCGTCTGGATACTTTTCGACATATCTGTCGAAACCCATGCAGCGGTCTATAAACTCTTGTCTGTTTTCAGTCTTGCTAGGCTTTGGCATGGTGTCACCATATCATGAGACATTTAATTGAACAATTAGCTTGAATTTCTAACGCGAGCCGCCGCGCGAGCGATGATCGCATCAGTATCGACAACAAAGCCAAGCGCACATCGGCAGTTGATAACATTGCCGGCGCTTCCATTCGGATCGCCGGGAAACATCAGCGCTTCTGTTCCACCATCTAACTTAGCAATCTGGAATGGCTGTTCAGCGCCAACGATTTGACCGTTTGCGCCAACGTGATCGAACAGATCGCCGTCTTCAGTTGTGCGCGTGCGCTTATCCTGCGCGCTGATCCATTCGCGATTCATTGGCAGATCGGTTTTCTTTGCTGCTTCGTTAGCGCCATAGTTGGCTGCGCCATGCGTTTCGGTTCGTGCAATGGTTCGCGCTCGCATCTTTGATATGGATTTAATCACTTCCAAAATAGATTTGACCGTTTCGCTTTGCGTTAGACCTTCAAGAAACGCTTGCGCAAGAGCGCGCACCAACCAGAGGCGCGTTGTCTTTTCAACGCCAATGATCCTTTGTCGGATTGTTTCGTTGTTGATATAGCGCAGCGCCGCGTTACGCA